TTGGGCTTGGATGGCCAAATCACCCAAAAACAACCATGGACCTCAAGAAGCTCCGCCAGCCCACCTTTACCGCTCTCGAGGCTGCCACCGCGCGGGCGGGCACCCAAGCGCGCGCGCCTCGGCAGGTGGTGGTGGCGCCCCCTCGGCAGCAGCCGCCCCCTCCGGCTGGCAAGGACGGCCCCCTTTGGCAGGGCTTCTACGCAGCTGCTCTCCTCAGCAACCACCCAGACCCCGAGAAGCTGGCCGACTCTTCGCTGCGCATGCGCGAGAAGGCCCTTGCCCTCGAAGCTGCGAGGCACAAGACCATCTTGACCCTCAAGAAGCCCACCCCCGAGGAGGCCTCGGCAAAGGCGGCGCGCAATACCAAACCGGTCCTTCACGCCGCTTTCCGCTGCAAGGCCAAGACACTCGAGGGGCGCCAGTGCACCTTCAAGTCGACCTGCGGCGACTTCTGCAAGCGGCACGCGGTGGAAAAAATGTAGGCCAAGTGTAATGGAATGGAACTATGTTTGGGCCGCTCTGGTCATCAACTTCCTTATCGTCTGGATCGTCCCGCGTGCGATAAAGAAACCGACAGGCGTCCAGGTCATCGATGATACGGTCCTGTACCTGAACTCGACCAAGAGCTTCCTGCTTTCGAGCTCTATAGTCATAGCTCTGGTCATGTACGGTGCGCACTACTGGGTAGACTCCCAGTCTGGCGGAGATGTGTCCAAATCCCCGAGCCCCGATTTTTAATCTGAAATTAGAGTATGAATCAGCAGCTAGCTCCCATTCCGGCGCCTCTCAAGGCGGCGGTCGGTAACATCACGACCGGCACGAACGCCCTTGCCGCCTCGAACACGGGCAACAAGAACCTAGCGGCCGGTGTGAACCTCTCGGGTAACCTGGCCCGCGTAAACACTAACAATACCAAGGCTGCAAATGCTTTCAATATGGGCGTCAAGAATATAAACAAGACGCTCAACACGACCAATCTGAACCAGAAGCTCAAGAACAACCTCGTGACGGCCCAGAAGCACTTCACGACGGCCGCCATTAACGCAGCTGCGAACCAGCCCATCAAGGCTGCGAACCACGCACGGCGCGGTATAGGCGCGCTCAAGAACTACATTGGTTCCAACCTGACCAACATGTAACCTGGTCCATGAGTTCACGGGTGTGAGCGTGATCCCATGCGGTCACCTTCTTTTGGAAGCAGTCCTCGAGGTGGGCCTGCAAGACCCCCGAGTCCGGGTGGCCCCAGTTGTGCTCTTTTTTGAACAGAAAATCATCAAAGCCGATCGGCCCCGTTGTGCACGGCACGACCCATGGCGTCTTGACGTACTCTTTGAGTCCCCCGTAATCGGTAATCACGACGGGTTTGGACCGCAGAGCAGCCTCAACTGCCCCCATTCCGACACCCTCGGAGTGTGAGCAATTGACGTAACAGTGGCTCTGGGCATGGACCTTCTCCAGATCCTCGGGGCTCAGGAGGCCGTTGATGATAGTGACACCCGGGACCCGCCAGTCCACGGGCTGGGTGCACGTCGCCTTGAGCACGAGGTGGGCCGCGTCCCTGAACTCACAGCGAAGGTACGCCTCGACGAGTTTCTTGATGTTCTTGCGAGGGTCTAGGATGTTACCGATCGAATAGAAGACGTAGGGTGTGGTGCTGATTGGAGTCCGCGGGACCTTGGTCTCGGACCAGTGGTGCAAGAGGGTCCACTTGATCATGGGAAATTGCTTCTCAAGAATTTGCCTTGCAAATTCACTCGGCACGTGAATCTCTTGGTACCTGCTCAAGACTCCGTAACACTCATTCACCGGTTCAGTCTCACATACGGTCATATAGGTCCAGTCGATACAGAAGGGCTTGTACTGGTCGAAAATGTCTAATTGGGACTCAATTGGTAGGACAAATGCGAAGCCGCGATCGTAAGCCGCCCGCTTAGGCCGCTGACCCACCTCACAGTACTCGGCGTCTGTACCCAGCAAGTCCGCATACTTCTTCGTCACTTGGCCAATACCGGCCAGAAGTTGGGGGCCGACAAACAGCCACATTGGTATCTAGACGCTCAAGGCCCTTATTTGGTAGAGCAACACGGCCACCCTGAACTCTAAAGAATTTGAAAGCATAATTCGTAAGAAGACTTCGCGACCGAGTCTATCCAAAGGCGTCACGAATGGAGTCATCCATGACGCTATCCAGATCAGGTCTCTCATTACTCTACCCGGGCTTCAGATTTTTCTTTTCTCGATAAGTAGCAGGACCAGATGGCCGCGATGTATGTGCTGGCCATGACTGCCGCCGAGCTTTTCGGGAACAGCCACCTCAAGTGGTACACTGAGAACGGCTCAGCCCACCACTTGGGTATAGGTATTCTTGCATGGGCCACAGTTCTCTTCTTTCTGGTGAAGAGTCTGGCGACCCAGTCAATGATGTGGACGTGCATCATGTGGGAGGCGGCCATCGTGATTGGTGGCGCACTTGTAGCTTACTTTGTTTTTGGAGAGAAATTCAATCACTGGATTCAGTGGCTGGGTATTCTGCTAGCGCTTGGTGCGGCCATATGCATCAACTACGATTGTCAGGGCAAATGAAGAGGTAATTGTGCTCTGGACGATCATAACGAACGTATCCCAGGGTCTTCATGAGGGGTGTGATCTCGTCTTCATAACCTTCCAGAATCTCGATATACATAGCCGGTTTCCATTTAGTGATTGTATCCCACGCCCCTTTGATAACCTCGAGCTCATGAAGCTCCACGTCCAACTTGATGAGGCATGGCTGACCTGAATACACGTCATCAAGCCGCTTGAGCTGAATTTCATGCGCTAAATCATAATCCTCGGCATTTGGTGGAGTGAGGGTCGTCCCACCGTAGTTGCACTGTCCGGTCGTCGTGCGTTTAGGCGTGAAGATAGGCAGAGTCGCCTCGGCGTGCGACAGACCATATGGATGGACTGTGACTGAATTAGATAAGCGATTTTGATTGACGTTTTTCGTCACGACTGGATGGTAAAGTGGCTCGAAGCAGTGCACCTGACAATAGTCCGAGAACATGAGGGAATTCCACCCTATGTTGCCACCGATGTCGAGGATGTCCTGGCCCGGCTTTACGAGGTGCGGGAGGTCTTGGCGCATCCACCCATCCCACTCGTAGCCTCGACGCAGACACCCGCCGATGTACTGGTCGTCACGGATGACGCTCACGGTGTACTTTCCGACGGCCACCTCGTCTGTCGGGAACTCCATGTATATTAAGGAAACGACTCGCACCTTTATTAAATGGATGATGTCTACAAGCACATCTTCGGTCGACTTGACAATCTAGAGGCTGAACTTTCGGAACTTCGTGAAGTTACCTGGCCCGTATCTCAGGGCATCGTGGATGAACGGACGGGTCAGTTTGATAATATCCGTTCTAAACGTCGTTTTTTTAAATTTTTGGACCTGGATGATATCATGCGACTTTTACGGCTCAAGTGCACCTTCATGGGAAGGTCCCGAGATTTAGCCGTCGAAGAACTTCGACAGATCCGGGTAGAGGAACCGAGGCTGGACGTGGAATCAGATCGGTTTTGCCGTCCATAAACTTCCCTTCGGCGATCCACTTCTTCACGTTGTCCATAGTGTACAACACGCCGCCATCGAGTGCGTGCGCATACGTCTTGAGCTTGTTAAGCACGTGCTTCTCATCACCGAAGCTGCTCAGGTGCCAGCCCGAATTCTGAAACACAGGGAACTTCCAGCGATTGTCTCGTAATTCGTTAGGGCCAAACTTGCGTACAAATTCGGCATTTGTAATAACCGTCCCGAACCACGGTTCCGTCTCGCATATATAGTCCAAAGAGTAAATGAATAACCACATATGGACGGAGCACACGATATGTGGCATCTTTTCAAACGGCACCTTGCCCATGTCCGGAATCTCATCCACGTCACTGATCATCACAAGAGCCTCCTTGGGCACGTCCTCGATGCCACGGAGGATACAGTGACGCTGATACTTCTCACGGGCCCAAGGGCTCGGATCCTTAGGAGCCTCCTCGGCCGTCATGACGATGTGCGTGATCTTCGGTAGCCATTTAGCATAGCGATCCCGGTTATTCTGAAAGAACAGCTCCTTCGGGCCTCCCACGTGGTTCACCTCCGACTCGACAAGTACGAAACGATCAACGTACTTGTCGAGGAGTTCGAGACGAAGTTCGAGCACGTCGAACTCGTTATAGAACATGAACGCATCGATGATCATTTAGTTGAATATTACCCTAAATCTCTATCTTTGTGATATAGTTGTTTTCGCCTACGTGAACGAAGGTTTCGTATCCTAGATCAACTAGGACCTCGAATGGGGTCGGAACAACCTCGAGTCCAACAGCAGCAGGATCAACGCGTTGATAGTTGTGCTCAAAAGTAATTACGGGCTTGTATTTGCGAATAGTATTGACGGCGCCCATAAGCACGAGACCCTCCGCCCCCTCCACGTCAATCTTCATAAAGTCCAGACCCGGCAAGTCAATCGAGTCCAGAGTCGTCATTTTGATTTCTTCACCGTCGTCCCCTAGCCCGAGACCGCCGCGGTTCACACCCTGACCAGCGTGAAACTGGGTGCTCTCGTGCTTGAGGCGCGCCTTGCCGCTCTTGTGCGACAGGGCCGACTGAAAGATCTTAACACGATCATCGAGGTTATTGTTAGTGACGTTCGTTTTGAGAAACTCGAACGTCTTCTGTTGCGGCTCGAACGACCAGATCCGAGCACAGGGGTTGATCTTGGCGTACGAAACCGTGTGGCACCCGATGTTGGCTCCCACGTCGGCGATATAAGTGGCCTTTTCAACGTAAGGGGCCAGCTTGTTACGAATCAAGTCCTCCTCGAACATGCGTCCAGAGTGGGCCATGTGATTGCGGATCCAGCAGTCGACCGGATCTAGACTCATAGGGCCAGCGAATGTATTGACGATCATTTATGTTTTAAGCCGTACTATCTTTAAAGTAATTCTTACCTAGATCGGCGAAACTTTCTAGTATCTTGGCGTTGTTCTCTGTGTGACCAACGGCGTGAAGCGCGTCCGGACCGAAACCGTACTGGAGTTGCTGGAGAGCCATGCCTATGTGGAAGTCGG